GCCTTTGTAAACGGAAATGATTGCTCCGCTTTCCTCTGAAAAGAGGAATAGAACCTGCAATATATATCACCATAGTGATATGTTTGCATGTTGGTATATCATCATGCTTTCCAACAGCTGTTGGGCTTGCCGTCCGAAACAACCGACACGAATACCGTCGTTTTCTCTTTTCGCCCGTGTATAATCCTATCTAATAATGCCCTGCGGACTTTTGCCGCCCCGAACGGTTCGCAGATTTCCCACTCGGTCATGGCGGTTGCACCTATATCGCTCGGCAGGGAGATATTGCCCTGCCCGTCCATCGTGATAATGTTCCTTTCTTCTTTCATCGGGATTCTGTTTTTAATTAGATGGCTCGGCAGATATTCTTCTCCATATCCTCCAACTTGTGCGACAAGGTTTCCATGTCTTGGCTTATCTTCTGGGCGGTGATTTTGGCGTAAATTTGGGTGGTTTTTATGTTCGTGTGTCCCAAAAGGCGGCTCACCGTTTCGATGGGTACGCCGTGCGACAGAAGTACGGTCGTGGCGTTCGTGTGGCGTGCCACATGGAATATACAAGGCGAAGCAAGCAAAAGCGGACAGGTGAAGATTAAACGTAAGTCGTTTGAAATGAGCGATATTTCAGTATTCAGCCAAGTGGAGAAAATGCAAACGACAACGGAATATTGAGGTTGTTCAGTTACCAAACCGTTAGCCGGGCAGTTACCGAAACGGGAACAGGTAACGCAAAGCGATGAAAAGAAATCCTCACCGTTTTATTAGCACTCATACACAGTGTTTTGCGTATCAAAGAACGCTTATAAGGCAAGTAACTTTGCATTAAAAAATATAAGCGTATGAAAGTAGAAAAATTCAAGGTGCTGCTCTACCTCAAAAAGAGCGGACTGGACAAGTCGGGAAAGGCTCCCATTATGGGACGCATCACGGTAAACAGGACAATGGCACAATTCGGTTGCAAGCTCTCCTGCACTCCCGAATTATGGAATCCCCGTGAAAGCCGTCTAAACGGCAAAAGCAAAGAGGCGGTAGAAATCAATGCCAAGATTGAGAAATTGTTGCTTGCCGTCAATTCCGCATTTGATTCTCTGTTGGAACGTAAGCAGGAGTTTGATGCGGCAGCAGTCAAGGACATGTTTCAGGGAAGCATGGATAAGCAGACGACCTTGTTGAAACAGTTTGACCGTATTAACGAGGACTTGAAATCACGTGTAGGCGTTGACCGTGCCGAGGGAACATACACCAAGTATTACTACACACGGCAGATTCTCGCAGAGTTCATCCGTGAGAGATTCAAGACGGAGGATGTCGCCTTTGGACAACTTTACGAGCGGTTCATTTGGGATTTTCAGGACTATGTACTTGATGAGAAAAAACAGTCCCTGCAATCCGTGCGCCATTACCTTGCCCTTTTGAAGAAGGTGTGCCGTATCGCATACAAGGAAGGACATTCCGAACGTTATTTCTTCTGTAACTTCAAGCTGCCGAAACAGGAAATCAGCGCACCGAAAGCACTCACACGGGAGGAGTTCGTGAAAGTGCGTGACGTGGAAATCTCCGTGCGCCGCAGACCCTCGCTTGCCCTCACCCGTGACCTATTCCTGTTTGCCTGCTATACAGGAACAGCGTATGCCGATACCGTATCCATCACACGGGACAATCTCTTTACCGATGATGACGGCAACCTGTGGCTGAAATACCACCGCAAGAAAAACGAATATCTTGCGCGAGTAAAGCTGCTCCCCGAGGCGATTGCCCTATTGGAGAAATATAAGGACGAATCACGGGAAACACTCCTGCCAGTTCAGGACTACCGTGTATTGAGAGCCAACATGAAGAGCCTCCGTGTGCTGGCAGGAATCAAGACCGACATCGTCTATCATGTCGGACGCCATAGTTTCGCAAGCCTGATAACGCTTGAAGAGGGTGTGCCTATCGAAACCATCAGCCGGATGTTGGGGCACACCAATATTCAGACAACGCAAATTTACGCCCGTGTGACCCCGAAGAAACTTTTTGAGGACATGGACACATTTGTCGAAGCGACTAAAGACTTGGTACTTGTCCTCTGATGCGACTATTTAATAACATTAAATAAAACAATTTGTTATGCGCAGTACATTCAAACAACTTTATTACATCAACCGCAGTAAGGTAAAAGCTGACGGTATGACCGCCATTTGGTGCAGAATCTCCATAGACGGCAAACAGGCTGTACTTTCCACAGGCATCTATTGCAATCCTGATGATTGGAACAGTAAGAAAGGCGAGGTAAAGGACATTCGTACAAACGGACGGTTAAACCAATACCGCCAACATATTGAAGATACATACAACACTATACTGAAAGAACAGGGTGTTGTCAGTGCAGAACTGCTGAAAAATACCATAGTGGCGGAAAGTTCCCTGCCTACAACCCTGTTACAAACAGGCAAACAAGAGCTGGAGAGATTGAAGAAACGTTCCATTGAGATACAATCACGCTCCACCTACCGACAATCCATTATCTTTCAGGACTGTATCAGACAGTACATAGAATCGGTGTATGATATGCAGGATATACCGTTGGAGGAAATAACGGAACAGTTTGGCAAGGATTACAAGACATTCCTGTTAAAGGATTTGGAATGCAGCACTGACAAGATGAACAAATGCCTGTGCTGGCTCAACAGGTTGTTGTATCTTGCGGTGGATAGAGAAATCATACGTGCCAACCCTATCGAGGATGTGGAATATGAAAAGAAGAGTCCACCGAAACTGAAACATATCAGCCGTAATGAACTGAAACGCCTGATGGCAACTCCGTTTGAGGACGGCAATATGGAATTGGCACGGCGTATGTTTATTTTTTCGAGTTTCTGCGGTCTGGCGTATGTGGATATACACAGGCTCTATCCGCATCATATCGGGGAGGCTGCGGACGGTAGGAAATATATCCGCAAAAAGAGAGGCAAGACTAACGTGGAAGCGTTTGTCCCATTGCATCCTGTGGCAGAGCGTATAATGTCGCTTTACAACACGACCGATGATACCAAGCCCGTTTTCCCTTTGCCCATCCGTGACATACTTTGGCATGAGGTACATTCCATCGGTAACGCACTGGAGTTTGAGGAAAATCTCTCTCATCATCAAGCCCGCCACACATTCGGAACCCTGTTGATTTCCGCAGGTATTTCGATAGAGAGCATCGCCAAGATGATGGGACATACAAATATCATAAGTTCCCAAGTCTATGCTAAAATCGCGGATGACAAGATTTCCAATGATATGGACAAGCTGATGGAACGTCGAAAAAAGAAATCGGCTGGCGAAAAGACAAACAGCGGAAATAACCAATATCAAATCAACTCATTATGAACAGAGGTATAATAACAATCAGTGAATCGGGTGCTGTCATTATACCGACCGCACCCGTGTGGATGACGCAATTTGAGATTGCCGACCTGTTCGGGGTGTTCTCCTGCGATGTCCGCAAGGCGATACGGGCAATCTACAAGAACAAGGAACTGAATGAAGCCGATACAATGCGATATGTTAGGCAACCGGACGGTATCAGTTATGACGCTTACAGCCTTGAAATGGTCATTGCCGTTGCATTCAGGATATGCAGTAGAGCAAGTGTCCTGTTCAGACGGTTTGTAATGAGCAAAATGAATTTGACCAAGAAAGAAACACCTGTTACGTTGTTTGTTTCCTGCGGCAGGGGTAACAACCTATGGTATAGTTGAAGTCCATTCCGTCAGCCACTCGTTTCCGATGTCGGATGCAAAGGTAGCGTATGGCTCTGACGGCAGAGGCAAGGTCAGGCGGCAAAGCCGTTTCGGGCAGAATCTTCCTCAAACAAGTTTGAGCGTATTCAACCCGAAAACCTTGCCACTGCCTACCATACGCTCATAAGGCATCCGGCAACGGAAACAAGCGACTGACGGAAAATCAGAGGATATAGAGGAACGGCTTACAGACGAAACAAGATATTGGTGCTTCATCCGTAAGCCGTTCCTTATTTTCTTTTTGTCGGAAATCCATTGCTCCACAATCATAGGGCAGACGGTAAACTGTGCTCCTTCAAGAAAAATCAAGTTACCCTCTGTCGGTAGGCGGAGCGGTAGCCGTCATTCAACATCCTTTCAATGTCAGATTCACGGTAGAGGATTTTGCCGCCCAACTGGATATAGGCGATACGTCCTTCGTTGCGGTAATCCTGAAGTGTCCGGCGGCTCACCTTCAGCCGTGCCGACACCTCCTTATCAGTGAAGAAACGTTCACCGCCCAATGTCGGTCGGTAATTGGCGGTCAGATGCTCTACATTGTCAAGCAGTCGGTCAAGACTACCCATGAAGTGGATTATCCACTCGTTGTCTTTGTTAATCAGTTCGTTCATATTACTTTGGATTTAGTGGGATTATTGTTATTACTCTATTCGGTTATCAGATTGTCCTGCCTTTGAACCTTGCTTCCTTTCTCTTATCCTCCACAATGGAGACGATACGCTTCACATCTTCGGGACGGTAGTACGTTTTGTGATTGATTTGGCTGTATGCCAATGTCCCATTGTCTCGAAGCGTTTGTAACGTTCGTGGGCTGATGTTGAGCATCCGGCACACGTCCTGATTATCCATCCACTCACTCATTGTCTTTTCCCCGTGCCGATGGCAGATGGCATCCATTCGGCAGATGAAGCGGTCGAACTTGGCGACCATCGCTTCAAAGGTCTTTCTTTCGATTGATACGATTTCCATATTGTCTTTCTTTTTGTTGTTATTGTTTCTTTTGCTGCAAAGGAATATAGAATCTACTGTCCGGCAATGGATTTCCCGAAAGTGGCAGCGTGTTGCGTCGATATGGTAGCGTTTGTCCGGGTTATCGCCTGTCAATTCCCCATGAGCAAGTCCATGTCCCATGATTTCCGCTCCACCTTTTAGGACTGCCGTTATTCCTTTTGCCACAAAGAAAGACATAATCCGATACCTGACAATGGATATTACCATTACTGGTAGCATGTGGCACAGGGTGGTAGAGGTTGGCACACGTTGTAAGTGGTGCTAATCCCCTTGATTCCGAAAATCAGGAATACGGCAGGATTGAAAATAAGGGCTTAAATCAAACTTACCCTCTATCTCACCTTTATCCGTTCCGCTATTCATCTCCGGCAAATCGGTGAAGTCCTCACCGCTGTTTCAATCACCATATTGCAGAACCGCACAAAATTGTCTAAGAGAATCCAAATACTTGAGTGACTGCACTAAAGCACCTTACTTTGCTCCCGATAATCGGTCGAGGTGCTGACCAAGACCACATTCAATAACTTAATCAATTTGTTTTTTACAATGAAAAGAGAACCAAACATTACAGAGCAGCAGACTCGTGAAATCGTGGAAAAAATGGGACACAGGGAATCCTATACTCCCAAGTCTGTGGATGACTTCTACAGGAGCATCGGTCTGGAGCCGGAGAAACTAGAACAGCCCGACAAGACCGTCACGGAAGAAGTGGAGAGCACTATGACGGATGAACCGTCAGGTGTGACGACCGGGGAAGCGGCAATGCCGCAGAAGCGCGTCAGTAGCAAGCAGCGCAGGCTGTCTTTGGAGGAGTACCGCACCACCTATCTCCAAGTC